CTTTTTTTTGTACGCCACGCCCGCCGCGTCTAGGCGCCTGCGAAAGGAGGTGAAACTATGAAATTTAAGACAGCTTACGATCCTATAGAAGAACATGATCATTGTGGTATTGAATTTACCATGCCCTCTCTTGCAGTTCAGGACGAGAAAGATGAAACTGATATCAATTACATCGTAAATAAGTATGCAGACGGTCAGAAAGGTATTATGACTCTTGACCTCGGCGATAGTTCGCAATACGCTTACTTGCAGTTCGGAGATGCAACGCTTCCCGGCGACTATAGTACAGCGCTCGAGCTTGTGTCCGGAGTTCGTGAAGAATTCTACAGTTTGCCCGCTTATGTTCGAGCTAAATTCGGTCACGATCCTATGAATTTCATCGATCATTTGAATGATCCTTCAACGCTCGAATATCTCCAACAACAAGGTCTGTATAGTAGCAAATATACCTTTGATGAACCACAACAGTCCGTAGGTAGTGAACAAACACAAGAAAAAAGTAACACTTTAGAACAAAATAATAAAGAAACACAAAAATAGGCGTCACCGAAGCCAGTTACTTACTTGATGTAACTGGCGTAGGTGACGCAAAAATAATCTAAAACCTAATAATAATTTGCTTTAGGTTAATTATTAGGTTTACACTTCGAAGAAGGTGAAATTTTGGCTCGAAAAAAAATAAGAGTTCGAGGACATCGCTTCAGCGATGCTCCTGCAATGTACATGAAAAGGACTAAGTTTGACCGTTCTCATGTTTATAAGACAACGTTTAATTCAGGTAAGCTTATACCTGTATTTGTTGACGAGGTTTTGCCTGGCGATACTACTCGTATGTCTGTTAATTATTTCGCTCGCTTGGCTACTCCTATTAAGCCTATCATGGATAATATTTATTTGGATTGGTTTTTCTTTTTTGTTCCAAATCGCCTTGTTTGGGAACACTGGCAGAATTTCTGCTTTGAACAGGAAGACCCTGATGATAGCACTGATTATGTTATCCCTACTATTTCTGCTGCTGGTAATTCTGGAAATGCCTATATAGGCTCTCTTTGGGATTTTTTCGGCTTACCTGTAAATACGTCTGGTAATTTATCTGGTATTAGCGCTCTTCCATTTCGTGGTGTTTACCTTATTTGGAATGAATGGTTTAGAGACGAAAACCTCCAAAAATCCGTCAAGATCCAGAAAGGCGATGTCAACGAAGTTTTAAATTCTACCCGATCTTCCGATCAGCCTTCTTGGGTTTTTGCTTCAGGTACCAATATTGTTCCCGGCCTAGCCTGTCCTCCTCGTGGTAAACGTCATGATTACTTTACTTCTGCTCTTCCATGGACACAGAAAGGCCCAGGTGTGTCTATAGGCTTGGCCGGTACTGCTTCTATAGTTGACCCTACCCCTAGTACTGGTTATCTTCTCCATAGTACCGATAACCAGCTCGCCGCTGTTTCTGCTTATGGCGGTGATGCCTCTTCTTCAGGCGGCCGTAGAGTTACTTTAGGTTCAGGATCTATAACCTTTAATAGCTGGGGAGGATCTGATTTTAGTAATGTAGGCGGCTTTGCCGGTAATGAAAAAAATAATATAACTATGTCTGCTCAACCCGCTCGTACTTACCTTGGCAATGATTCTTATGTTGATTTGGACACTTCAAGCATGTTTACGATCAACAGTCTTCGTACTGCTTTCCAGATGCAGAAGTTCTATGAACGCCTTGCTCGTGGTGGTAGTCGGTATACAGAAGTTCTCCGTTCTTTCTTTGGCGTAGTTTCTCCTGATGCTCGTCTTCAGCGTCCGGAATTTCTTGGCTCCTTTACCAAAATGGTAAATGTCAATCCAATAGCTCAAACTTCTGCAACCAACGACACCTCTCCTCAAGGCAATCTCTCTGCTTATGGTGTTACTGCCGCTAAGTTTCATGGCTTTACTAAATCTTTTGTTGAGCATGGCTATATTTTTGGCTTTGTGTGCGCTCGTGCCGATCTTACTTATCAGCAAGGTATTAACAAGATGTGGCTTCGCTCTACGGTTTATGATTTTTACTGGCCCACGTTCGCTCATCTCGGCGAACAGGCTATTGAGCTTCGTGAGATCTATGCTCAAGGTTCTGAAGATGATACTACTGTTTTTGGCTATCAGGAACGTTATGCCGAATATCGCTATAAACCTTCGCAGATTACAGGTAAGTTCCGTAGCTCTGTAACTGGTGGCACTTTAGACAAGTGGCATTTGTCCCAGTTCTTTAAAAACGCTCCAACTCTCAACGAAGAATTCATACTCGAAAATCCACCTATTGAGCGCATTATCGCTGTTCCCAGTGAGCCTGAATTCTTGCTTGACATAGGTTTCCGTTACACTACCGTGCGTCCTATGCCTATGTTTGGTACGCCCGGCCTTGTTGATCACTTCTAGAAGGAGTTGGTTTTATGTCATGGCTTTCTGATACTTTAGGCAGTGTTGCTGGTTCTGTTTTAGGATCTGCAGTTCAGAATCATTACAATTCTGCTAATGCCGCACAGGCTAACCAATGGAACGTTGAAAACTATAAACATCGTTATCAATGGGCTGTAGAAGATATGCGCAAGGCTGGCCTCAATCCTATTCTTGCTGCAACTAATGGTATAGGCGGTTCTATATCTGGAGCTTCAGCTGCTTCTGTAGGTATGAGTGATATTGGTTCTACCATGAACTCTGCTAGAGCCGCTAGCGCCGCTGAAAGGCAGGCTAAGAATGCCGAGCATCTTTCAATATCTCAAATTGAAAAACTCGTCGCAGAAGCCGATTCTGTGCGCCAGAGAACCCATGGTATAGTTCTTGAGAATGGTATTCTTGCAAATGATTTGAATCTTCGTGAGCAGACTTATGAAAAGCGCCTTGGTTATGAACTTGAAAAGATGAATTTGGAGCTTGAAAACCTTCGGCTACAGGGTTCTTACCTTAACTCTGGTGTATTGAACAACATTGCTTCTGCTAATCGTGCTAATTCTGCCGCTGCTTTTGATAATATTCAAACTGAAATGGCAGGTATGGAACGTGATTTTTATAAGAATCTTGAAAGTCTTACAGGCGCTCCCAGATCTGTTGCTTCTGGCGTTGGTTCTGCTGTCAAAAATGTTATAGGCTTCCTCGGAGGCCGTTATCTTGGAAGGAGATAATATTTATGTCTAATAAAACTACTATGATTCTTACTTTTATCGTTTCTGTTGTTGTCCCTTTTATTCAGGAAGTTGTGGATCTAATTGAAGCTCTGAAAGGTAAAGCTTCTTCGAATACTGTTACTGCTAAAAAGGTTGCCTCGGACTTTCAATCTGATGTTGCGCAACTTGTTGAGCCAGTTGCTAATAAGAATGATTCTAAAAAAACTGGCCGTTTTTTCGGTTCTTGGAGGGATGCTAAATGAGACGGCGCCGCTTATCTAAACGAGGTTCTCGCCGTCTTTTTCGGCGTACCTCCAGATCTAGACGTAGAAATTTTAAGAGAGTAGGACGAGGTGGATTTAGGATTTGACATTCTGATTTAATCCTGATACAATCGGTACAGGTGATTAATATGGTTTGTTATAATCCTATTCTTATGTACCCAGTTGAAGGAGCGATTACCAAAAATGGAAAACAACATTATAGTTTTTACGGTAGCCTTGCCTCTCACCCTGAGCTTGCTGGCGATAGCCGTTTCATTCGTTGTTCTTGTAAACAGTGCATCGGTTGTCGCCTCGAAAATAGCAGACAGTGGGCTGTCCGTGCTGTCCACGAAGCCCGTTCTTCGTCTTCTGCTTATTTCGTTACTTGCACTTTCGACGATTATCATTTGCCACGTGATAAAAGTTTGAGCAAGAAATTTCATCAGACTTTTATGAAAAATCTTCGTCGTGAGTATGGCAGTGGTATTCGTTTTCTCGGCTGTGGTGAATATGGTGAACTTCATGGTCGCCCCCATTATCATTACATTTTGTTTAATATTGATTTTGATGACAAAGTTTTTCGGTTCCGTACAGACGGTTATAATACTTATACTTCTTCTCGTTTTGCCAAAGTATGGAAATACGGTATGCATCTTATTGGTGAGTTTAGCTTTGATTCTGCTGCCTATGTCGCTCGCTATATAGTTAAAAAACAGACAGGTAAAGACGCTCCTTCTCACTATAGAGGTCGCATTCCTGAATTCATGATTGCTTCTAATCGTCCCGGCATAGGTGCTAAATGGCTCGAAGATCATGGCGAAGAATGCTATGCCAATGATTATGTTGTTATCAACGGCAAAAAGATGCGTCCTCCTCGTTATTATGACAAAAAATTTGACGAAACGCATCCTCACTGGATGGAGTTTATTCGTAACAACCGTATTGAGAAGATGCTTCATAATCTGGAGAACAATACTTTTGAGCGTTTGGTTGACCGTTGCCGTGTTCAGGAAGGTAAATATAAACATTTTCTTGGCAGAAAACTTGACAAGGTATTGTGACTGTGTTATCATTAAGTCAGAAATGAGGTGATGCTTATTAGTGAATTTGAAGCTGTCAAAAACTTTTGCCGTGAGCGTGATATTCCTTTTAATTACCTTTTCCGTGGTAGTAAATATGCCGCTTACCGTCTTAAGCCTGATGATTCTAGAGTTATTCGTCTTGATGATGACTATTTTGTTGTATCATCTACGCTTTATCTTATGATTCGTAGGTATTTAGTTGCACTTAGAAAAGGAGATGGTTCCTCTGAGACTTTATTCCATTTATGATTCCAAGGCTGAACAGTTCAGTCCTCCACAGGTTTACCACAATGATATGCTTGCTCTGCGAGCTTTTGAAGGTATAGTTAACGATGATAAAATGCTTATTAAAAAGTATCCTGAAGATTTTTCTCTTTACTATATTGGCAATCTCGGTGACAGCGACGGTCGCTATTACGTTGAGAATTGTGACGAGTCCCGTATTCCTGTCATGGTTGGTCGCGCCATAGAATATGTGCAGACTGTTGACAATGATTCTACTAAATGATAATCTAATAAAGAGCGTATCAGAAAAAGGACGATCTCACGGAGATCGTCTTTTTTTTGTACGCCACGCCCGCCGCGTCTAGGCGCCTGCGAAAGGAGGTGAAACTATGAAATTTAAGACAGCTTACGATCCTATAGA